GTGGAGAACGACCAAATGCATTTATTATGAAAATGAGATTTAAAAGCTTAGGAGGTTTACGAGTTAAAGACGGTAGACTTATAAATGACAGACCTGATGGAATCACAGGTATTGCACAGGCTTCTCAATTAAAGAAGTCAGCATATAGAGCCAAGAAGGTTGATATGTTGGCAGACGGTATTGAGTTAGCTGAGGGCAGAAAGAACTTCTACAGATTGTAGTTGAGTTGATTTGATTGATTGATAGTAAAGGAGACGGCTGATTACCGTCTCTTTTTTTTGTACACCCACTAGGAATCGAACCTAGAACTAAACTTTAGAAGAGTTTTGTTATATCCTTTTAACTATGGGTGCTTTTAATATGTCTGATTTTCGACATACCTAAGACTTTTTAAAGACTTTTTCTTTTAGTTAACTTATTGATAATCAAGATTAAGACGATAATGTCGATTATTATAAGAAAATTCCTTATAGTAAAAATAATACTACTACTACTACTACTACTACTATAGTAGAAAAAATTACTGACATACGTCATATAAGATTTAGACGAAAGTTATACACTATTAATTGTTAGCTAAGATAAAATAATTTCGTATCTTTGACCAAACTTAAATTTAATTAAATATGTCTAATGCAGGATATACTCCTAAGAACTTATTGTTTGATGAAGAGGGAAGAAAAAAATTATACAAAGGAATTGAAACATTATCCTCAGCAGTAAAGTCCACACTAGGACCTGCCGGTCAAACAGTCTTGATTGAATCTCCACAACACACCCACGGAATTACAGTAACGAAAGATGGAGTGACAGTTGCTAAAGCAGTTTCACTTATAGACCCAACAGAACACCTTGCGGTTAAGATGATGAAAGAAGCAGCCGAGAGAACTGCGACCTCAGCAGGAGACGGAACAACAACTGCTATTGTCCTCACTGAAGCTTTAGTCAAAGCAGGTGCTGAATTAATAAAAGAAAATAAAACCACTGTATTAAGAGACTTAGTTTCTCAAACAGAAGACCTTTGCGATAACTTAAAAAAGAAATCGACAAAAGTTACACAGAAGAAACTAAAAGATGTAGCCACTATATCAGCTAACAACGATAAAGAGTTGGGTACTATAATTTCAGATGTCTATAAACAAGTTGGCATTAATGGTCTAGTTACTATAGACCGTTCTCAAACATCAGAGACATATTATGAATCTACAAATGGTTTAAAGATTGACCGTGGTTATGAATCACCAATGTTTGTAAACAACCAAAAGAACGATGAGTGTATACTAGAAGATTGTTATGTGTTAGTTAGCGATGCACCAATTGAAAACCTATTACATATTGAAAACGTATTAAAGCCTGTAATAACAGACCGCAAACGATTATTAATTATTGCACCAACCTCAGCTAATGTTGTAAATACTTTAGCAGCTAATGTAATGAAAAACAGTTTAAAGCTTTGTGCAATTGGTCCACCATCATTTGGGTACAAGTCTCACGAACTAATGCAAGACATAGCTATTAGTGTAGGAGCAACATACTTTAGTGAAAAGACAGGAGACGATTTAAGTTTGATGACGTTAGAGGATTTGGGTCACTGCTCCAAGGTGATAGTTGGTCGGGACTCAACCGTCATCATAAAAGAAATAGAAGAGTCTAAAGAAGTAATTGATAGAGTCAAAGAATTAAAAGAAGCACACAAAAGAGAGAACGACAAAAATAATGCAGACTTTATTCTTTCAAGAATTGCAACACTGACAGGTGGTGTAGGAGTTATTTATGTTGGAGGTCAAACAGACTTAGAACAAAAAGAACTATATGATAGAGTTGATGATGCAGTGTGTGCAGTACGTTCTGCTTTAGAGGAGGGTATACTTCCGGGTGGAGGTGTAGCACTTTATAAAGAAGCTACCTACATTGAAGACGATAATTTCCACAAGAACCGAAATAAAGTTGCCGGTAAAATTTTAGCGAGAGCACTTCGTGCTCCTTTGTTACAGATTTATTCCAATGCAGGTTTAGAGTTATCTGTTGATGAAGAATCAAAACTTATGTATGATAAGGGTAATGAAGGTATGAATGTCAAGACAGGTGAATGGGGAGATATGTATAAGATGGGTGTTATTGACCCATTGAAAGTTACTAAGTCCGCATTACAAAACGCAGTATCAGTTGCAGTAACTATTTTATCAACCAATGCTATTATAACAATGGCAAGAACATATGAAGAACAATGATAGTAGATGTAATTATAGGAGTAGTAGTAGTGGGTTTAGTCTTTGGAGGATTAGTTTGGAAAATGATTCAAGAAGATAAAGAGAGATACAATAACTAAATAGATATGAAACCAATAGGCAAATACATTTTAATTAAACAAATTAAAGAAGAAGTAAAGACTGAATCAGGTCTATTACTTTCCGCAGAAGACACAAGTAATATTAGGTATAAGAAAGGAAAGGTAATAGCACCCGGTACAGATGTACCTCATATTAAATCAAGTGATATTATCTTTTATGATTCAAGAGCAGGTTATACAATGATTATAGAGGAAGAACAGTTTACGGTTATTTCTCAGAATGATGTCGTTGTTGTCTTATAGATTGGTTTAGTTTCTTTATGTAGTTTCTAAACACAGTATCCATATATCCTAAGTTTTTCAGAAAGAGGGGGTTAGAAGATGTCGATTCAGGTATCTCTTCTCCCTCTAATTTTTTATAGATAGATGCTATACATCTTTCAGCTTTATATGATAGTTGATATACCGCTTTCTTTTTCCCTCTTCTTTTTCTAAAGACTTCTATCCAACTTCTTTCTCTTAAGCTTTCAAATCTGTTTTTATCCCAACTTAGTAATTCGTTGAACTCATCGAAGTCATCTTTGCCAAAGTATTTTTCTGATTTAAGAAACAAAAGCATATCAAGGTCTGCGGTGCTTAAACCGTACTTAGCCTTAACATAATATCGAACTACCTTCCAATATTTTAGGTAATCAGGCATTCAATTAAATTTAATATCTTTGTAACAAAGATAACAATAAATAACGTGATATGAGTTGTAAAGGATTAAAAGGACAAGCATTAAAGGATTGTCAAGCTAAAGCTGCCAAAAAAAAACCAAATACAAAAGAAGAGGATAAAGCTATTCTAGCTGAGAAGGCTAAGAAAAGAAAAGAGCAGTTAGAAAAAACCACTACTGATTTATCTACGTTTAAGAAAACAGATACTGCAAAGTGGTCAAAACCTAATACAGAAAAAAGAAGAACTACAGGAGCAGGTAGCTTAGCTTTTGGAGGAACAGGACTTGGGAAGTCTAAAACAAAAATAGCAAGAAAGAAAAAAGGAAGAAGTTATAGAGCATAATTATGAGAAAAACAAAACCATATTTTACGGAAGCAAATAAGTCAATGAAAGGTAAGCCTGAGAAACACGGACTACCTTCTAATAAACAAATAGCAAATAGCGTATACGCAAAGTGTAATAAAAAAAGATAAGCTATGCCAAAGGATGCTTGTTACAGAAAAGTAATGAAGAGTTACGGCAAGTGGTCGGCTCGTGCTGCACAAGCAACTGCAAAGTGTAGAAAAAAAAGTGGAAAGGTTAGAAAAACTAAAGCAGGGTCTAACTTAAAGAGGTGGGGTAAAGAGAAGTGGGTAGACACCCGAACTAATAAACCCTGTGGAACAGGAGGTAAGAGTGAATACTGCAGACCATCTAAAAGAGTTTCCTCAAAAACACCTGTCACTAAAAAAGAAATGTCACCATCTACTTTGAGAAAAAAACAATCTGAAAAAGCAAGGATTGGAAAGCAAGGTGCAGGAGGTAGAAAAGTAAAATCAGTTAGAAGGAGGAAGTAGTAGTGGAAGACGGGATACTTATAGCACTGTTGTCAGCATTTGGTGTAAAAGAAATTTGGTCAATCATCAAGAAGAAGATGGACCAAAATGAAAGAGAAGGAGACAAGCTTGATAAATTGTCTTTAAAAATAATAGAAGAGTTAAAAAATAAAATTGATTCATTAGAATTAAAGATAGAAGAACTCATAATAGAGAATACCAACCTAAAAATAAAGGTTGCTAAAATGGAAGAAAGGTTAGTTAAAAGTGCAGCACATAGCAAAAAAAGAACATAACGAGAAAAGAAGTGAAGCTTGGATTGTAGCACAATACAATAGAAATAGACTTTCTAAAGATTGGATTACATCTTTAGAGCAACTAAATAAAAAAGATGGCGGTAAGTAAAAAGAATATGAAGTGCAACTCGGTAAGAGCAAGTACAAGACCCGGTAAGAAGAAAATGGTTAAAGCCTGTGAAAACGGAAAAGAAAAACTAATTCATTTTGGTGCAAAGGGTTATGGTCATAATTACTCTTCTGCTGCAAGAAAATCGTTTAAGGCTAGACATAAGTGTGGAACCGCTAAGTCAAAGTTAACCGCTAGGTATTGGAGTTGTAAGAAACTATGGGCAGGTAAAGGCGGTTCAACTAAATCCTCACCAAAAAATAGACAAGGAAAATATTAGTATATTTGTAAAATAAAATAATCAGTATGAGAAATTTAGCAACTCCCGGTGCACCAACTACAAGTGTAAGTGCGACAGGTGGATTAATTGGGAAAGCAAGTGGGTTAGTTAAGAAATATGGTAAAACTGCTTTAGCCGTAGGAGCAATAGCTTCACTTAAAAAAGCAAAAGAAGGAAAACCAATAGAGGTTGGGGGTAGAACTATAACTGTATCGTAATGGGTATAAAAATAAATAAAGTATATGAGTGTATTAATATGGCTCCCAAAAGAGACCTTATGCACCCTTATAGTCCGTCAACAAATCAATCATTTAAGGACTTTCATAAGATTAAAAAGAAACCAAAAAACAATGTTGTAATTAAAAAACACAAATTTTAATGGGAAAATTATTAGTAAAATTAGGATTGTGGATGCAATCTGTTTGGTGTAAGTTTCAATGCGGATGGAATTGGGTAGTATCTAAATTAATGTTTAGTGTAGATTCTTGTCCAAACAAACTATGTACTTGTAAAAAATAAATCAATGGAATCAAAAGGACTCGGAGACACAGTAGAAAAAATAACAACTGCCACAGGAATCAAAAGAATAGTTGATGCCGGAGCAAAAATTTTAAACAAAGATTGCGGATGTGGTGCTAGGAAAAAAATTTTAAACGAAAAATTTCCTTACAAAAAAAAATAAGATATGGCAACAAATAAAACACAAGGATACCAAGCACTTGAAATAGTTACTTCTGATAATGCTAACGTACCATTCATTGCAATTAGAGTTAGTGGAGATAATGACGGGATTGCTCCTAATCAATTAATTGGGGAGTCAGATGCAGAGTTTGTTAAGAACGGAGTAAAGGCAGGTGACATTGTAGTAAATACAAGCAATGGTGTATCAGCTACGGTAACTGCATTAGTAGACCAAGAAACATTGACACTAAATGCTGACATCTTTACAAATGTAGGAGGTACAGAAAGATACACAATATACGCAGCAAGTGCAGTTGATAATTATCAAGATGCAAACAACGGATGTGTTTTATATATTGGTACAGGTGGTGCAGGTAAAGACTTAAATATAACTCCATTGGCAAATCAATTGCCTGTAATTTTCAAGAATGTAAAAGAAGGTTTCTTTCCTGTTCAAGTAAAGAAAGTTTGGAAGACATATACAACTTGTGAGGATATTATAGCACTTTGGTAAGATGGAAAAATTAACTATAGGAATAACAATTAGTATATGAAAGAATATTGGGTTACAACTTCAACACTCGATTCGTCAGAAGAATTTGAGAATCACATTCAATTAGTATATAATCTAAAAGAAGATGAGTAATTGGATGGGAGATATTAAGATGTACCTTTTGAATATAGGTACTTTTGCGATTTCAATGTCGCATATAGATACGGTTTTAAAAATTATGCTGCTAGTTCTTTCTGTCGGTTATACGGCTCAGCGTTGGTACTTATTAGATAAGGAACGTAGAGAAAAAAATGAGAAAAATAAATAAAATAATAATTCATTGTTCAGCTACAAGAGAAGGACAAGAAATTAGCACAGACACTATAAAGGGATGGCACGTTAATGGTAGGGGATGGTCAGACATCGGTTACCATTTTTGCGTTTTACTTGACGGTACAATAGATGTCGGAAGACCTATCTCTAGGTCAGGTGCCCACACATCCGGAAAAAATAAAAGCAGCATAGGAATTTGTTATGTTGGGGGAGTTGAATTAGACGGTAAGACTCCAAAAGACACAAGGACTGATTCTCAAAAACTTAGTCTTTTAAATTTAATTAAAGTTTTAAAAGAAATATATCCTGAAGTTGTAGTACACGGACACAGAGATTTTTCTAATAAAGCTTGTCCTAGTTTTGATGCAACAAGTGAATATAAAGATATATGAAAAAAATAATTGATTGGTTTGGAGGAAGTGTTGTAAAAGATTTACTAGGAGGTCTAGATAAATTGTTTACATCAAAAGAAGAAAAAATAAAAGCAGAAAATGTAATTAAACAAATTCTTATTCAAAAAGAATTAGAGTTGCAAAAAATGCAAACTGAAATCATAGTTACGGAAGCAAAAGGTAATTGGCTTCAAAGAAGTTGGAGACCTATCTTAATGTTAGCTTTTGGTTTTATAGTTATTTATGTAAAGTTTGTAGCACCATTATTTGATTTAAGAATCCCGGAGTTAGAAAATGAATTTTGGAATTTACTTCAAATAGGTATTGGTGGTTATGTTATAGGTAGAACAGGAGAGAAAATGATGAACTCTTACTCGGAGTCAAAAAAATAACCTTTCTTTTTTTTTCATTAACTTTGTAACATAAAAAAACTAAATATAAATGGCTAGAATATCTACATATCCTATAGATACAGATTTAGTTGGAGCAGATAAATGGATAGGTACTGATGCCACCAATAAAAATGCAACAAAGAATTTTACTTTATCAGCAGTAGCTGATTGGATTAATACGACTGCATCTGTGGATTCTCAGACTCTAAGGTATGAATTTCAGGCAGTATCAAGAAATAGAGGAGGACAAGCAAGAAAACCGGGCACAATATCTTTTGACCCTAATCTTACAGAAACAGTCCCTTTTGATTCAATAGGTGGGTTTGTTATTAGTTCATATTCTTTAAAGTATGCTAGTCAGGCTCCTCCCACAGACATATCAGAATTTTACACAAAAGTGTTAATTGGCTCTTATATATTCTTAACTAACTCAAATGACGTTAGTAAGTATGCTATATACATTTGGGATAGTGCAGTAGCTAGAAAAAACAATCCGGGATTTTGGGATATAGGTTTAACCTTGGTAACGTCAAATGGTAGCTTTGAAAACAATAAAGATTATTTCATATCTTTGTTGACATATAATCCTAACGGTGGTGGTGGAGATAAAAACTTTGTTTTTAAACAGGGGGTTCCTGCTAAAACTTGGACTATAACTCACGATTTAGATAAATTTCCGTCAGTCTCAATAGTTGATTCTGCCGGTCAAGAGGTAATATGTACTGTTGATTATATAGATATTAAAACAATAAGAGTAACATTTAATGTAGCTTTTTCAGGAGAAGCTTATTTAAATTAATATAACAAAAAAAAGAAAGAATTATGGCAATTAGATTTTTAGATGCGATAGATTTGACAGGATTAGAAATGACTAATGTCCTTGCTCAAAATCTATCAAGTAACCCAACAACTCCTTTAGGAGAAGGACAGTTTTTTTATGACTCAACTGCGAAGACATTAAAGTATTGGAATGGTACTACTTGGGTAGAACTTGATGGACAAGGTGGAGTAACAGGCATTACCGCAGGAAAAGGTATTACTGTATCTTCTTCAACAGGAGCAGTTACAGTTGGTACTGATTATTCTAGTGCAACAAACATTATTCTTTCTGCATCAAACGCAGCAGGTACTAAAATTCCGTTAGATTCACAGGTTATCTACGCTACAAAAAACACAGTATCTTATGGAAACGTATCAGATTTACCTTTTACTGACAACACAGGTACAGTAACAGGAGTTACAGGAACTGCTCCAATAGCTTCAAGTGGAGGTGCTGCACCGGTTATTAGTATTAGTGACTTTACAGGTGCAAACGGAACAACTGCAGGAACAAAAGGTTCAGTACCTGCACCTGCAGCAGCAGACAATGTTAAGTATTTAAAAGGAGATGGAACTTGGGCATCAATACCGGCAGGATTTGCAGGATTTGATATTTCTGATGGTACTAATTCATTTAGTGTCGCTTCAGGTGACACGGTTCAATTTACCTCTAAGACTTTAAATGTAGATGCCTCAACTAAAAATACTGTACAAATAGGATTAAAAACTATAGCAGGACTTACTGCAGGTAAATATACCTCAGCAGATGTTACAGTTGATGCACAAGGTTTAGTAACTGCAATCGCTGCAGGTGGTGCAGGAACAATGAGTTCGTTTACTATTGAAGCTGACTCAGGAACTGCTGAAACAATTAGCGATAATGACTCAATAAACTTTGCCGGTGGTGAAGGTATTGTTACTGATGTAGCAGCTACAGATACTATTAATATTGTACTTGACCTTTCGGAACTTCCTACAAAAACTGCAAAGGTAGACCCTAAGACAGATTACTTAGTTGGCTTGTTTGATAAAGGAGCAGACCAAAACAAGGTTATTATTAATGACCTTGGTCTTAGTTTTTGGGGAGCACCTACTCAGGACTTAGGTATGGCATCTAACAAAATTACTGATGTTACTAATCCAACGGCAGCACAGGATGCAGCAACTAAGAACTATGTAGATACAACATTCGCAGGTTCAGGAGCATTAATCTACCAAGGTGGATACGATGCGACAACTGCAGCACCATCAGTAGGTGTTAAGCAAGGTTGGACATATGCAGTAACTGTAGCAGGTTCAGGAAACCCGGCAGGATTTTGGAGTCCTACATTAGAGGTTGGTGATTTAGTTATCGCTAACATTGATACTCCAACAACTGCAGCAGATTGGACAGAGATTAACAAGAACATTGACGTTGCAACTGCAACAGTTCAAGGTATTGCTAACTTCCCAACTACAGGTGGATTAACTGTTTCTTCAGGAGCAGTAAGTTTAGCGAAGCCGGGAACAGTTGCAGCGACATACGGAGCAGCAGATACGGTTGCACAAGTAACTGTAGATGATAAAGGTATTGTTACTTCAGCAACAGATGTTACTATTGCAATTGGAGCAAGTCAAGTTAAAAACTTCTGTGCAGAAGTTGATAGTTGTGTTGCTGCAAGAGAATTTACACAAGAGATTGGTGGAGCAACATCTATGGATGTTGTACATAATTTAGGTACACAAAATGTGATTGTTCAGGTTTATGAGAAAGCATCCGGTGAGACAGTAAATGTTGGTATTGTAAGAAAAGATACAAAAACTGTAGTAGTAACTACCGCAGTAGCCACTGCAGACAAATCATTAGTATGCTTGATTAGTAAGATTGGGTAAAACTAAAAAAACATTATGGGATATATAGAGTTTAAGGAACCCATTGACGTTGCTTCAGACATAAAAGTCAATGGAACATCATTGGGGTCCAATGCTTTTACGAGTACAACTATACCAACAAATAATAATCAGTTAACTAACGGAGCAAAGTATATTACCCTTGCTGAGGTTCCGGCTAACCCTACTGTAAATAATTCAAAGATTACTTTGAGTGCAGGAGATGGTTTGTCAAATGGTGGGGATTTTACATTAAATCAATCTGTAGCAGAGACCATTACACTTAATGTTGATAGTACGGTTTTAAGAACAACAGGTGCACAGGTGATTGGAAGTGGAACTAAAACTTTTAATGACGATGTATACTTTAATGATTCTTGTTTTCAACCTTACCATAGTGTTGCATCAGGTGCTTATTATTATGATACCTACGCAGGTAATAATAATTTAAGGTGGTTTGTACAAGGTGCAAAGTCAGACATTATTAGATACCAATCATACTCTAATACTGAGTATTGGAATGGTTCGTCTTGGGTGGCTTGGAATAATACCACTATGTTTAACAACATATTAGATGGTCAGAAGTCTACGAGTTCAGGTGCTTCTATTAATAATACAACAAAGAAATTTAGATTTGAGGTTATAGCAAACACAGGTTGGCCGACAACGGCTATTTTATGGATTGAAACATCTTGGACAGGATTTACCTATCCGGGATTAACTGTAGAAATAGAAGAATATGATAATGCTACCGGAAGGTGGGATGTTAATGCAGGTGCTACTTCAGATTTTGAAAGAACTAATGGGTTTACAAATTGGGGATTAAATGCTCACGTTATAGACTCTATACATACAGGAGATAATAGAACAAGGTTTACTTTAACTTGGGGTGCAATTCCTACAACGGGAAGTTATACAACTGTTCCTTTATTGAATGTTATGTTAACTTCTAATTTTTCAGGACTTGACAATACTGTATTTCCATTTACTGTAGACTATAATAAAAACCTTACAACAACAGGTAATTTTTATGGAGCCGGAGGTAATTCAACTGAATGGAATTCTGCATATGATAACACAATTAATAAACTTGCCGTAACAGGCAACACAACTAAGACTCTAACTGCTACACAGAATGATGGAGGTACATTAACTGCATCTTGGACAGACAACTCGGCTTCAGTAAGTAATAGTAAAATCACATTAACTGCAGGTGGTGGTATGAGTGGTGGAGGAGATTTCACACTAAACCAATCCTCAGCTAAAACAATCACATTAACAAATAACGATAAAGGTTCTTCTCAGAATATATTTAAAAACGTAACTGATGGTAAAACTTCTATTAAAGCAATTAGCAATAGTGATACTTTAACTTTTTTAGGTTGTAAAGGAACAAATGTAACTATTAACGAAGAGTCAAGAGCAATTGAATTTTGTGTCGATAGACAAACTTTGTCTGTAGTAAATGAAGAACTTACTATAAGCGATGGAAACACAGTAACCCTACCAACAAACACCGGACCACAAGGACCTAAAGGTGACCAAGGTGACCAAGGTGTTCAAGGGGATAAAGGTGACCAAGGTATCCAAGGTTTAAAAGGTGATACCGGTTCTGCAGGAGCCAAAGGAGACACCGGTGCTGCAGGTGCTAAGGGAGATACAGGTGCTGCCGGTGCAAGAGGTGCTGCCGGAACTAACGGAACTAACGGAACTGACGGTGCCAAGGGTGACCAAGGTGACCAAGGTGTTAAAGGAGACACAGGGTCACAGGGTCCACAAGGAGATATTGGTAAAACAGGAGATACCGGAGCAAGAGGAGCAGCAGGTACAAACGGAACCGATGGAGCCAAAGGTGACCAAGGTGTTAAAGGAGACACAGGTTCGCAGGGTGCGAAAGGTGATACCGGTGGTCAGGGAATCCAAGGAGAACCGGGTAAGCAGGGAGACCAAGGAGTGAAGGGTGATACAGGTTCGCAAGGTTTAAAAGGCGATACAGGAGCAGCAGGTGCTGCAGGTGCCAAAGGTGATACAGGAGCAGCAGGAGCCAAGGGAGACCAAGGTATCCAAGGGATTCAAGGGATTCAAGGCTTGAAAGGAGACACCGGAGCCAAGGGAAACACCGGAAATGGAATTGCAAAAACTTCTGAAAAAGCAAAAGGTGAAATTACATTTGAATATACAGATGGTACTTCTTTTACAACTTCTAATTTAATAGGACCACGAGGTGCAACAGGTGCTGCAGGAACTAATGGTTCAAACGGAGCAAAAGGAGACCAAGGAATCCAAGGTATTCAAGGAGTAAAAGGTGATACAGGTACTGCCGGAACTAACGGAACTAACGGAACTAATGGTACTCCCGGTAAACAAGGAGACCAAGGTGTAAAGGGAGATACAGGTGCACAAGGTGCAAAGGGAGATACAGGTTCTCAAGGAATTCAGGGTGCAAAGGGAGACACAGGTGCTCAAGGAATTCAGGGTGTTAAGGGAGACACCGGTGCAACAGGTGCACAAGGTCCTGCCGGAAAAGATGGTGGTGGAGATGTTTATCTTGAGGGGAAACAGGTTAAAATATCAAGGCAAGATTATTACCTTGATAGAAAACAACCGTTTTTACAAATTACTTTTGATGACGGTACAACTACTTGTATACTATTATCTCGTTGTGAGTTTGAGAGGTAAATGAAAATTTTCATATCTTTGTAACTAATAATTAATTAAATAAAAATCAAATGGCAAAAAGTAAAAAATTAACAGAGCAGGAATTGAAACAAGTTCAATCAATGTTAAACGCATTCAATCAATTGAAAATGCAATTGGGAGATGTAGTGCTCCAACAGAGAGTAATTATCGAAAATATCGATAAAGTAAAAGCTGATTATTCAGTTGTAGAAAAAGAATTAACCGAAAAGTACGGTGATGAAGCAGTTATTAATCCACAAACAGGAGAGGTTACTGAAAAAGCACAAGAGACTTTAGAAAAAGTGGAATAAAAAATGGCAAGAATAGCAACATACTCGATAGATGCAATACCATCAATTAATGATAAATTAATTGGTACTGATGTTGATAATGATTTAATTACAAAAAACTATAGAATATCAGATATTATTGCATTGGTTCCGGGTGGTGGGCTAAGTGTTCAGTCATTAAACACACTAACAGGAGAGTTAAGCTTGGTTGGTGCCGGAGGTATTAGTATTAGTTCCTCCGGAACTGAAATCACTATTACAGGTGGTGGAGGTTCTGCAGGTATCCAAACTATTGAGGGAGCAACCGGACCTGATATTGATTTAGCAGGTAAGGGAGGTATTACAATAACTACAGTAGGGAACTTAATTAATATAGATGGTTCAGGTATTGGAGGAGGAAATCCTTCTGAACCTGAGTTCGGTGTTCAGTTTAATCAAGGAGGTGTTTTCAATGCAGGTGATTTTTTTAAGGTAGATTTATCTTTAAAAAACAACCCTGTCGTTAATATTGGTAAAGCACAAGAAATCAAAGGTCAGTTAAATATATTTGCAGGAGCCGGTGAAGGTGCATTTTATGGAGAGACAAGATATTATGATGCACTTGGCTCAGGTCAATTTGCTGCTTGGGCATCTCCGGGTCAAATCCTAAAACAAAGCTATGCAGTTGCGTTGCCGGAAAACGAACCTGCTCCCGGTCAAGTATTAGTTATTGACAAAACACCGACTTCGTCATCTCCCTTCACATCTATATGGAGTACAGTAGGAAGTAGTGCTGACGAGAAGTTTAAAATTGATGCAGCAGATGCTTCATCAGGATTTTGGCTTGACAAAGTAGAGATGGGTTCCGGTATAACTCAAACTGTATTAACCGACAAAGACGGAAACAAAAAAATACAACTTAATGGAAGTAGCGTATCAACTGTAAATAGTATTAAAGTAGGTAGTTCTACTGCCCAAGGTACATTTGGGTTTACAGGTTCAGGAGTTACAATGACTAATGGTGGTGCAGGTGACCCGGGAAAAATAATTGATTTCAATTACCAAGACCCTTTAGTTAGTGGGACAAACATTAAAACTATAAATAGTCAATCTATTTTAGGAAGTGGAGATATTGTAGTTAGTGGTGGTACTCCTGCAGGTGTTGCAGGTAGTGTTCAGATTAATGATGGTACAAACTTTTCAGCAGACACAAATCTTACTTGGGATACTACTAATAATATTTTAACTGTAGGAAACGAAAACAACCCTGTCTTTCAGGAAGGTATTTTATTACTTAAAGGTAACGGAAGTAACTTAGGTGGTAGAGTTCAATTTCAAACAGGTATTGGAAAAGCAGCAGCAGCAATTGTAACTTTACAAGGACCTGAACAAGGTGCAAAACAAGAAATTTCTCTTCCGGGTGCATTGCCGACTGATGTCGGATTAGCCTTAACTGTTAAATCAATTACAGGTACTGAGGTAGAAACTGAATGGAAAGCTGCCGGTGGTGGTGGTGGAACTGTCACATCAGTTGGAGGGACTGCTCCAATAGTAAGTTCAGGAGGAAATACTCCTTCGCTTAGTATGGCTAAGTCTACAAGAACAGTTGATGGGTATTTAGATTCAGGTGATTTTGTTAAATTTGATGACAAACAAGCTGCTTTAGTTAGTGGCTCAAACATTAAAACAGTTAACGGAAATAGTCTTCTCGGTAGTGGGAATTTAGCTATTACTGCTACTGCAGCACCGGGAGGTACAAGTGCTCAGATTCAATATAATAACAATAGTGTATTAGATGGGAATGTAGGACTTACTTTAGATACAGGGACTGCAGGACTTACTAAGGTTCAAATTGGGTCATCTCTTAACCCAACCTTTAGATACGGAGTATTAAAGCTTACAGGAAACGGAAGTACAGAAGGTGGAAAAATAGAATTTGAAACAGGAGCAAGTAAAGGCTCTCCGGAAACAATTATTCTTCAAGCACCTGATACAGGAGCAGCACAAGAAATTTCATTACCTGAAAGCTTACCAACGGCAGACACACAGATATTAGGTATTAAGTCTATTAGTGGAACGTCAGTTCAAACACAATGGGAAACACCAACAGGTGGTGGCTCGTTACCTTATACAAGTTATGAAGCAATATTCTCATCGACAGGAGGAAATGTATCAGTAGTAGAAGCTAATAATACCACAGGTACAACTTTTACTTGGGTAGATTCCGGTAATGAAATTGTAATAAGACCTGCCGTAGCATTTGGAGACCAACCTGTTCTTGTATTGTTAAATGGGTATGGTGGTACTAAAGATTCTAAAGCTTTATGTTTTTTCGGAGGGTATCTTAAAGCTAACGGACAAGTTACAATTGATAAATTAGACCGAGATTTTGCATCAACCGTGGCAGACATTGCCCAAGGAAACTTTGAACTTAGAGTATACTAATGGATATTAGAAAAATATCAGTAGGACCTGATTATAAGTCAGGAGCAATGCATTATTTAGTAGGGCAGGTTATATTAAATGGAAGTTATATTATACATTTGATTAAGTATGATATTGATAGAGATTCTATATTAATATATATACAAAGCGATGATGAGGTTTTACTTTGGAAAGAGTTTACTTCTACTATGCCAATATCAATTGAGTATAATATAAACTTTTAAGAATGTCGGAGCAGGAAAGAAAAGAACTCATCAAAAAAGTTGAGGTCTTGAAAATGGAGAAGAATAAGGTAGATGATTGGATGGAACAAATGTCTATTGCTGACGAGATTCACAATATTGAAATGAAATTAAATGGAGTCAAGCCAACTGATTCACATATAGACTGTATTGGTTGTGGCTCATAAATTAAATTATGAAATCACCTATAGCATTTATTGTAAAGCCATTAGACAATAAAAGATACAACAACACAAAAGAAATTGGCGGAGTTGATTTTATTATTAGCACCTCTCAAGAAGACCACATTTTTTCTCAAAGACAAGCAGAGGTTATATCGGTTCCTATCGGATACAATGGTCCAATAAAAAAAGGAAACAAATTGTTAGTTCATCATAATGTTTTTAAATATTATAATGATATGAAAGGAAAGATTCAAAGTGGTAAAAGTTATTTTAAAGATAATTTATTTTTCGTAGAAGAAGAACAATTCTTTGCTTATCACAATGGTAAAAATTGGAATGCAGTAGATAGGTATTGTTTTATTAAACCTACAAAACCTGAAGATTCGTATCTTTATAAAAACATTAAAGAAGAACCATTGGTTGGAATGGTTAAATACCCAAACAATTATCTCATTAGTCAAGGTGTTAACGAAGGAACCAAAGTTACTTTTAAACCTGATAGTGAATATGAATTTACTGTGGATGGGGAAAAGTTGTATAGAATGTATGACCATCAAATAACTATGATATTATGAGTCGAGAGTGGGATTGGATGGATGACGAAGATTTCGATTATGTTCATTTAAAAAAAATAAAAAGAATTAAAAATGAAATCAAAAGAAATAAAACTAAAAATAATAGAAGCAGGTCACAGGGCGGTGGAACAACTAATCAAGGTGGCGAAGGAAGCGATTATTAAACACGACCCCGAAGATGATTTATCTGCTGATAGATTAAAAAATGCAGCAGCTACAAAAAAATTAGCAATTTTTGATGCCTTTGAAATTCTAAATAGAATAGAATCAGAGAAGGAAGCTATTGAATCTTTAGAACGAGGAGCAAAAAAAACTGATACAAAACAAGGATTTGCAGAAAGAAGGTCTAAATAAACTATATAAAGTACTTGAGGGTGTAGTACCAAAAAATGTTTTAACGTCTAAGAACAAGGCTAAAACGTGGTCATACGGCTATAACCTTAAGTATGATTTTGTGGTTATATCAAAGACAGGGGAAATAGGAGATATTATTTCTATTCAAGGTTTGACAATTGCGTTGCCTAAGACTCCTAAAGTAATATATAAAAGGAGTAACAAAAAAGAAGAACAGTATTGGGAAAGAAAAGAAATACCTGAATCGCTAAGAAAAATTCAATCTATATTTCAATGGAATGAAATGCCTTCTGAGTTTAAAGATAGGTGGGTAGAATATATTGAAACAGAGTTTGAAAGAAGAGAAGAAGGTTATTGGTACTATTCAAATGGTGAGAAAGTTTATCTAACAGGTGCTCATTATATGTACTTGCAATGGACAAGTATTGATGTAGGTTATCCTGATTTCAGAGAAGCAAACAGATTGCTTTATATTTTTTGGGAAGCTTGTAAGGCTGACAAAAGAAGTTTTGGTATGATATACTTAAAGATAAGACGTTCAGGGTTTTCTTTTATGTCATCGTCAGAATGTGTAAACACAGGTACACTTGCTAAGGATTCAAGGGTAGGTATATTGTCTAAAACAGGTTCGGATGCTAAGAAAATGTTTACAGATAAAGTGGTTCCTATTAATAGCAGATTACCTTTTTTCTTTAAACCAATTATGGATGGTATGGATAAGCCTAAAACAGAATTAGCTTTTAGAATTCCTGCCGCTAAGATTACAAAGAAAAATATGTATGATACAACTTCTGATGAGTTGTATGGTTTAGATACCACTATAGATTGGAAGAATACTGATGACAACAGTTATGATGGTGAAAAACTTTTATTATTAGTACACGAT